AGCACCAGTGTAGCCAGCAGTGCCGTCACCGCCGTTAGCTTTACGGCCCAGTTGCACCAGAACGGAGTCAACTTTCTTAGCCAGAGCGTAACCGGCATCGTCCGTGTAGAACTGACGCAGGCTGGACAGAGCTTGAGCTTCAACGATGTCTTCGATCAGGCGGCTGTATTCCCAGTGTTGGTTGATAGCCACGGTCTTCTCAGACTCGGTAGCAGCGATCAGCGTAACTTGGGTGGAAGCAGCCTTAGCGGAAGCATCGCCACGGGTAGGAGCCGGAATGTGAACGGTGTCACCTTTCTTGCCCTTGAAGTTCATCTTCTTAACGAGGTTAGCAGCAACCAAGTTCTTCTTGTAAGCTGCAATAATTTCATCACTCCATACCTCAGGGATAAAGGTTGCAGAGGTGGTGGTAGTGACGTGGTTAGTACCTAAAGCCATGATTTCATACTCCTAAAATTTCTAAATTAAAAACAAATCATTTGACTCGTCCCTCCGCATAAGCTGCCATAATCTCAGGCTGAAGTGCTTCATAACGGTTAGGATCGGTCATCTTAAGACGGATTAAATCCGCACGACGATATACTTTCTTTGTCATCTCTCCAGAACCACCGACATCAACAGCAGCGGCCTTCATAGCTTGTGCTTTCTGTTGTTTACCAGTTTCTTGGACAGCAGCAGACTCTCGTGAAGCCTTAACCTGCTTAAGTTCCTTGTACGTGCTCAAAAGTTCATCAGCTGCTTCAAAGTCAAACTCAGCATCGGCTTTAGCATACAAACCTAAACGCACCTTGCTGCCTTTAACCCACTCTTGGAACCCTGCATCTTGTGCAATAGTACCAAAGTCAGGGTGTTTAGATGCAAGCTGCTGTGCAGTCTTCATACGCTTAAGCTCAAGTGCCATTTGTTTAGCTTCTTGAACAGCAGGATCACTCTCAATAGCTTTACGTACTGCTACTTGAGGATTTTCAAAGAAATCAACTTCGGGCGCATTCTGTTCAATCGCTGGCTCTGGTGATGTCGAGAGTTGCCGCTTAAGTAATTCATCAGCGAGTTTACGAACTTCGCTTACCTCTTGTGCTTGTCGTCCAATAAGCTTTTCAGCCTCTTGGTGCATCTTAACAATGTCTTCTACCGACTTGCCTTTATATTTACTAGGTAAGGCGTTCTGTTCTTCTTGTGTATCCTCTACTTTAGCAGTTTGTTCATCTTCAATAGGATGAGTCTGGTCTTCAGAGGTAATTTGGGAAACTTGCTCGTCGCTGGTGCTATCGTTAAACGAGTCTAAATCAATCAATGCCATATAATTGTTCTCCTGTCTCTTTCTTTTTTAGAGATTGTAGGACTATGAAATGCTAAGAAAGGGTTAAGCATTAGCTTTTTGCTCTTGCTTTAACTTCTCGGCCCTTTTTTTGCTCCAAGCATCATATGCTGTAGGAAAGGCTCCGGAAAACCCTTCTAACTTCATCTGAGGCGCTGAAACAATACGACTAGCTTGAGAACCACAGTGCGGACAAGTGGTATCCCTTACAGTGTCGTCTACGAATGCCTCAAATCCATGACCTTCGGTACATACGAACTCAAAGATTCGTCTCATAACGATTCTCCTTTAAGTTGATCGTAGACCTCTTCACAGGATTTACGGCGATTTAAGATTAAGTCTAAAATATCCAACTGTCCTTGACGGAAAAATAGATGTTGTGCGTCCTTTGCAGTACGAATATCACTTAACTCATCTCTTAACTGGGCGAAGTCTTCCATAAGGTCTTTCCAACCTTCGGAAGCCATCATTGAAAATTGTTCAGAATAATATTTATCTAATGCTCTATCAATCATTATTGAGAGTTCTCCAAATATTCAATCAACTTTTTTAATGTTTCAATTTTATCTTTTACACCACCAAGAGCAATATTACATCCTTGACATAATAATCCTCTAATTTTTCCAGTGCTATGACAATGATCCACAAAAAGACGATCTGTTTTAAAAGAACCTTGAACAAAACCACAAGCGTAACATTTGTAATTTTGTTTTTTTAATAAGATATCAAAATCTTCTTGAGTGATTCCATAAGAACGTCTAAAATGAGCAGCTCTTCCGTACTCCTCATAATGACATTTTTTACAATGTTTATAATAGCCGTCTTTGTATCTACTATTTTTTTGAAATTCTGATAATTCTTTAACTTGATTGCATAGTTTACATTTTTTCATCGTGATCCTCTTGAAAAGGTAACAGGTGTTTAGACCCACGCACCTGTAAACGCGGTTCAAGCCCATCACTGGGTGTCTGTTTAATTAAGATGTGTATATTATACCACACTAGGTACTAAATGTCAATACCTAGTGTGTACTTTTATGCAGCTTTTTGAGCCTTAGTAGCCATTTGTGCCACAGCAATGCGCTCATTTGACTTAATATCTTGCTCTTTAAGCATTAATTCAGCCAATTTCACACGCTTTTCAAAGTCTTTAGTCTCATTATCCTCATTGAGGTTGTTACTGAGAGCAGAAATGACCTTAGCTTGAGCAACTTGGGGAGCAGTCTGAGCTTCAACAGCAGCCTTTTGAGCTTCTGCGGTAGACTTTTGAGCTTTAGCTTGTAAGTCTTGAATCTGAGCCTGCAACAAGGCAAGTTGCATCTGTTGTTGCTGCATCTGAGCTTGCTGTTGTTCAGGATTTGGTTGAGACATCTTCTCAAGAGTCTGAATCAACTCACTACGGTTAGACAACGAGCTGTTTTGCAAGATACCTTTAAGGATCAAAGGCAGAACAGGAGTGTCTGGGCCTAATGTCTGTAACAAAGCAATAAATTGTTGCTGTTCAAACTCACGAGCCAAGATACCCAAAGTAGCTGTAGGAATAAACTTAACATCTACAGAAGGGTAACGCTCAGAATCGAACTGCATATAACGCCATGCAGCTTTGTTAATGAAAGGAATAAGGAAGTCCTCTTGGAAGTTACTCAGAGTACGTTTGTACTTCTTGATGATACCTGCCAAAACCATCGACATACCCCCAGCGCCAGCATCACGAGGCACTTGAGAAGGCATACCAGCAGAGTCAACAGTGCCAGTAGCTTGCAGCAAGAGCCGTTCAAAGTTCTGAGAAGTCTGAAGGTTAACAGGATCAGTCTGGCCGAACTTCAGAGGCATCATGATCTGGTTAGGATCACCGTTAGTCAGGAACTGAGCACCCGGCTTAACTTGGAACTTAGCGCCACGAGGCAGACGAGTAGCGTCCATAGCCATCATAGGAGCTGAAGTCAGGGCAACAGAGTCCATGTGAGCACGGAGCTGACCATCAATAGCTTTTTGCATATTGTAGGCCTTCTCAGCGGTACCACGACCAAAGAAGCGACCGGGAACAGTATCATCCTGATAAGCCATCACAGGACGATCCTTCATCATGTAAGGATTAGCTTCAGCCTTCAGAAGTTTAGAGCCATTAGCAATAACAACAATAGCTTCGACAAGATCGCTATAATCATCAGCAACGGAATCTTCAGGGAATAAATCAACAACCTCATTACCGTCATCATTTTCTAACTGCTCCAAGTACTCACGAGGCACTAAGCCATAGTAAGTCATCAGGCGAACCTTACCTTGATCGAAGTTAGTCAGATCATCAGTAGCTTCAATGTCATCATCAGGCATATCAGTGCCGATGTCTACCTTACGATAGATACCTTTTTCGATGCCTTCAACGACTTTGTGGATGGATACAAACTTTTCAATACCACAACCTAAAGCATCGTCCATAGATGTAGCGTTAGGGTCAATCAAGAAGTTCTTAGGGTTAACAGGCATTAGCTTGACAGAGACTCGATCCTTCTCCGTAACACCAATAGCAGCTTGACCAACGATACCCGGAATAGGCTGAGTCGCAGGAGCATATTCTTTCTCCATCTTGACGACAATCTCTCCGATACCAGTACCGTAGATTTCAGCCATCAGTTCAATCTGATCGATAGACTTCTTGATCTTATCTCGTGCAAAGTCTTCGGTGAGTTTAGCTTTAATGTCTTCAACGTCAAGAGGATTACCGTTAACGTCTAAGATATCATCTTCAATGTCAAAGTATTCACCCTGACCAAAGATAGCTTCCATGATCTCAGCGTGGCGAGTCTCAATAGCCTGCTGAGTAGCAGGAGAGATGATGCGGCTACGCTCAGAGTCACGAGTCTTGTCTTCAGCGGCCCACTGACCACGGAAGATACGCTCATACTCTAACCACTTGTCTAAGTAATTAGTGTCTCGCCAATCACGCCAAGAGTCAGTCC